TGTCACAAAACTCAAACTTTAGCCCCAACCAAACACGCATTGATTTACGTAATTCAAGAAATGCTCACCCTCTACGAGAGTGTAGTGGAAGTGGCCCGCTGGGTCTCCCCCAGCGTGCTAGGCACCGCAAACAAATTGTGGGCCAACCTCCTCTCGGGCTTAGCCATTCATGTGTATCCTTATTTCGCTGTCTTTACCTTCGAATATTGGCACACATGGATGACCAAGCTCTGGGCGGTTGGATTTTCTCGCGCTGAACAATTTTGCACCATTGATGCCCGTCTCAATTTCTATCCAGGAGGCGATCTTTACAAGTTGTATCAACGGTGTGGTTCCAAATTTTTCCAGAGATATCTGTGGTTAAACCGTGAAGGAGACTGGTCGTTCTGGCAAGACTTCTTCCACATCCCATACAGGCATGTTGGTTTATATGACAATCCGCTACTCGCTTGGGCCATAGCGCTTACAATGCTCGCCTTAACTGTTTTCACGGTTGGCGAATTTTGCCGGTTGTTCATAGTACCGTTCCTTGAACCCTCGCCGTACACCATAGATGGACAGCGCGACGTATACTGGTTTCAACGTCTGATCACGAATTACACCCGTGTCAAACGTGCGAATCCGCACTTCAGTCCTCTTGACTCGATACCCGACATCCACCACCGTCGAGTCAATGACAATGGTCATGCTCTTTCCGGAGCTGCAAGAGACCTTGCACGCACAACCATTGACATGTCAATCGTTGCTGCCGGAATGGAAAAGTATGAATTCTCCCCATGGGCCAATTCAACGGCTGACAGGAAATCGCTCCACCACATTGCGCCAGACGATCTCGCAACCCCACATCAAGTTGACGACATCGACCCCCGAATGGCTGTTACACTGATCGATTGTGATTATTATGTTGAAAACCTCAACCGTATCCTATCGGGACGTGCCCTCACGGTCATCTACACTTTCAACCCAACTAGAGTTGCTGGTGTTGATGGTGACAGCCCATTCACCATTCGAGACAACGTCGTCACATACAAAGTCTCGGGTGGGGGTGTCTGGTCGCATAAAGTATGGAATTGGTGTGCATTTGGCGAATACATTGCCATTGCACAGCGCCACTGGTATTTACCTGGCGTGCAAAGGGTGTGCATTTACAAGATTTATCACACCCGGCCCTTCATTGACTGTCCAGATCGAGCTATAGTATGGCTATCGCCTAGCTTTGAATTCTTTGAATTTAGCTTTGTGCCATCTGCGATCGCCAGACGCAAGCTCGAGAGAATCGTATACACCAGCAAGTTGCGACCCAATTTCAACAGTGTCGTACACATGCAAGTTGACCAGGAGTACATTTCATTTGGAAGGAATGATTCTAGCATGCAGATAACAATGCGTAAAGAACAACATGACCTTCTGATGGGTTGTAAAACGGCCGCACAATTGACCGCACGCGCGCGAATGAATAACATCACAACGCCCGCGAATCTGACGCTTTTGACCCAGTATTTCTCTGGTGAGGTCGCTCCCATGGAACAGGAGCAGACCGCCCAAATCGCTGCACCAGCAACAGCGAAGGTCCATTGGTCCAGTTTTGAAACTGGCGACATCGGCGTTCCGAAAGCAAGATCCTTCGGCGCCCCACCGCTTGATGCGGAGTCCGCAATCCCGGATTTAAACAGCGTAGCAACAATGGTAGAGACAATCGACGTTCGAGTAACACAAGTTCACAACAAAGTCAAGCCCAACAAACACATGGTCGAGCTTGTCTCAGTGTTCCTCCGTCAGTTAGTCCCGAGACCGGGCATCGGCTTTCCAATCTCAGATGAAGAAGTCTTTGTCCGGCTTGACAAGCCACGTCAACAGGCACAACTGGAGCAAGTCTCCGAGATGATGGACATGCAGCCGCGGGCTTTGATTGAAGGATTCGTGAAATACGAATTCGGAAACAAAACTCCCCGGCTCATCTCCTCCTTCCCTGACTTCCTCTATATTGCCAAGCTCTCGGCCTACACCCTCAGTTTTCGTGATGAAATTCTCCACAATGACGAAAACAAACATTGGTTCCTCCCCGGCAGAACACCGACCGAAATCACTGACAGACTCGTTGAGTATTGTAGTGAGATCGACGGGACACCAATTGAGGGTGATTTCTCAAACTATGACGGCTCAATTTCTGAATGGATACAGAAAAACATCATCAACGCTGCTTATCTCCGATGGTGCCACCCAAGTGAACAACAACAACTACGTGAACACCTCGCATTGCTGACTCGGTGTCGCGCCCGCTCCAAGAAACACGCTTTCTATTACAACGCAGGAGTCGGAATTAAAAGTGGCTCACCCACGACTTGCGATGGCAACACCATCGTCAATGCTTGCATTGACTTCATCGCAATAATGGAAGAATTCAAGTGCACCCCGGAAGAAGCGTTCCGACGCATCGGTCCTCGTTTCGGCGACGACTCGGTGTCGTGTTCAACATACGCCGGAAAGCTTCTCTCGACTTCGAAGAAGTTCGGCCTCACTATGAAAATCATCGATTATGACCCAACCCACGGGCTTTGTTTCCTGGGAAGGGTCTTTCCCGATATTTACACAACGAGAACGAGCTTCCAAGACCCGAAACGGACACTTTTGAAACTCCACGTAACCACGCGCGACCCGAACGTCCCATTGGCTGATGCCGCGATCGATCGTTGCAGCGGATATTTGGCTTCTGACAGTTTAACACCTGTCATTGCCAATTATTGCAACTTGATCGTCCGACATTACACTCCAACCGCCAATGACGTGCACAAGCGTGCATCCCGGAAGGACTGCCTAACAGAAACTCCTTACTGGTTGACGCACGGAGCCTGGTACCAATCACCAGAAGATGTCGAGTTGATGCTCAACTGCCTTGCCAACCGTCTCGGTCTAGAAACGGAAGTCATTTCCGATTTCATGGAAGAATTAGACCAATCAACAACTCCGTTCGGATTCACGGGCTTGGCTGTCTGTGACACCGAATATAACGGTAACGGCATCCAAGAAGACGGTTTCTGCGAATCCATGGACCCTCGCAAATTCGACGAAAAACAGAAATTGCTGAATAACGCACATAATGGCGACATGCACCCCGCAAGCGACACCCCCGTTCAACGTCTCGGAGACAATCAAAACTCTGGTGGCGGCGATCGCGGAGTTGGAAAGCATTCAGAGCACAGTGACGGAAGAACTGGCTCTGTTCGTAAAAGACCCGCTTCCCGGAAACGTGGCAACCGACGCTCAAGCTTTGAGCTTCGCGATGACAACCCAGTTGTCAAAGGCCCGAAGAACGATCGACGTGTTTCTAAACAAACCGTTGGTCAAGCATCTGATCGCGCCCGAAATCCCCGTAGCAAGAACGCAAACGGTGGAGGAGCTCGCAGAGGAAATCCGCGTCCTCAGCAAGCGAATTCTCAACTTGCAGGCAACTACGGCCGAAACCCCGAATATGGGGAACCCGGACCAGGAAGTCGGGAAAACCCGATTTGGCACCACTTGCCACGACTGTGATGATTCAACATCCAGTCGCGAAGCAGATTCCTAGGAATCTGGCGAGCCTGTTTCGGCACTTTTCAGGATGATCCCTCAAA